CGCAGGACTGGTATTGAATATGTTATTATTCGCCCTAGTGCTGTATACGGCGAACTTGATGTGGAAGATCGTGTAGTAAGTAAGTTTGTATTAAATGCTATCAGAGGTAAGACTTTAAAAGTAAACGGGCCTGATGAAGTGTTGGACTTTACTTATGTAGATGATGCTAGTGAGGGAATAGTACAAGCAGCATTGAGTTCTAATACTGCTAACCAAATCTATAACATTACTAGAAGTGATGATAGACTTTGGACATTGCAAGATGCGGCTAAACTTGCAATTGAAATTGCAGGTACAGGTGACTTAACAGTAGGTCCTAGAGATTTAAGCTTTCCTAAACGAGGCAGACTAAGTATAGATAAAGCAATTAGAGATTTTGGCTACAGTCCTAAAGTAAACGTAGAAGACGGCTTCCGTAAATACTATGACTGGCTTAAAAATAGTAGTTATTATATAGGGAATAAATAATTTTATGTGGATACTTCAATTTTTACCCGACTGGGTTTTTCATGCAATATGTCTAGCAGGATTCGCTGGACTAATTATAGCATTCTTTTTAGGATTTGTACCTTTCGTAGGTAGATACAGTTTACCGATTAAAATAGTTTCATTGCTATTATTAGTATTTGGATTGTTTATAGAAGGTGCTAACTTCAACAACAATATTTGGCTAGAAAGAGTTAAAGAACTAGAAGCCAAAGTAGCTGAATCTGAGAAAAAGATTGCTACTACTAATACCAAAATTAAGAAAGTTTATGTAACTAAAGTCAAAGTTATTAAACAGGACAGAATAGTTATACAAGAAAAGATTGTCAAAGAGGCTGCAAATATGGATAAAGATTGTAAAGTTTCACCTTCAGCAATCAGTATTTTAAATGAAGCAGCAAAGCCAATTAAAGCTACCGTTGAAGTTGGTCCATTAAAGAAGGATGAAAAACAATGAAAAAATTATTAATCCTCACTTTATTATTAACTGGCTGTTCAACTACTGTTCCAGTTAAACGTACATTTCCTGCAGTACCAGCAGAACTAACAGCAAAATGTCCTGATCTTAAGCAATTACCTACTGACACTGAAAAGTTAAGTGATTTAGTTAGTAATGTAGCAGAGAACTATTCTACATATAAAGAATGTCAACTTACTGTTGAACTTTGGAATGAATGGTATACTGAACAGAAAAAGAATTTTGATTCAGTAAAATAAAAAAAGCCCCGATTAAGGGGCTTTTTTATTAATCGTCTGAACTAGCACCGCACTTAGCACGTTTTGCCTTAGTCAATGCACCATAGTCTACAGTCCATTCTTTACCTGGGGCTAATTCTTTTGCTCCGGTCGGGAAGCCAAAGTTAACACCTGCTGCTTGTTGTATCTGCGCAATACTCATGCGAAATTTAGTTAAATCATTTCCTAAGTTAGGATAAGGTTTAATATGAGGGAAGCCCCAACCAGCAACTTCTTTAGTAGCATTATTAATTACAATCTTATAGAAGCCATGAGGAACAATTACCCCACTACCGATCTTTGGATCCTGAGCATTGTAAATCCCACCAACATAGATTGTGTAACTCTGATTGCTCTGAACAGCCCAACCACGTACTGAGGTCTCTAGTAACTTCCATATACCACGATTTAATGATCCTGCTTGTGGACTCATATTGGTCATCAAAAAACTTTCAAACTCTACTTGTACGTCCCAACTTAGATCACCGTCTGGACTCATGTGTCCTTTGTCGTATCCTGTACCAGCATAATCACCCGGGGTTGCACCACCAGGTACACTTTGGTCTGCTGCAAATGCATTTGTACGTGCTACACATCCTAAAGCATTTTGTGGCTGTAATGTGTATGTTACATACTTTGGAAGCTTAGCTGCTGCGTCATATCCTACTAGATATGCTTGACGGCAGATAGGACTAACCCCTGCTGTCTGCGGAAATCCATATGGACTGTGAACTGCGCAAGTCTTTGGATCCTGCGGTGGACGTTGGTTCCAAGCAAAAGCCATGTTTACTAACGGGAAGTATAGTAAAAAAGCAAATGCTAGTGCTATAATAATATAATACTTTTGTTCCGAAATATGTTTTTTCATTTTATCACTTTCTAATTAATTTTTTAATTCTATCTAATTCTTTATCTTCCTCTGTTACATTATCACCTGTATCATCTCTAGTATCTACGGAAGCAGGTGCACCTGTATAAACCTTTAGTGGTGCTGCTGGTGCTGCAGGCGTCTCTGGTGCTGCTGCTTGCTGCGGACTGCCACCAATAGGTGCCGGTGTATATTCAACTGGCTTTAGTGTTCCTTGAACAGCTTGTGCCTTCATTGGATCTAACTCTGCAGTATTTGCTTTTGTAAGTCCAGAATGTTGAATATAAGGACTATCATCACCCTGCAAAGCCATCATTTTTTCTGCTTGTCCAGGATCGTCTAGTACTGCTTGTGCCCTATTACTAGCTCTATTAATAGCCCCTTTAAAACTATCTGCACTCATTTTGCCGGCTTCAACATCCGCTGCCATTTGTTGAGTTGCAAGATCAGCATTGGGATTACCTTTTGCTGCCGTTACCCCTGCATTGAAGTCTTTATTAAATTTTGGATCGTTGACCATTTTATTCATTGGTTCAACCATATCCTTGGCGACACTTGCGCCGGCTACGGCGGTTGCTCGATTTGGATCTCTAGATTTCATATATTCTAAACCAGCTCGTCCACCGGCTTTGACTGCTGTTCCAGCAAGTCCAACTTTATCACCAAATGACATACCAGCTGCATTAGCTATATCGTTTGCGGCTTTAGCTGCATTTACTGCACCCCCAACATTGTCACCTGCAGCAAATTTGTCACTGGATTTATTAATGTTAGTTTCTGAACTATTATATGCATCAATCTGCTTTTGTGTTGGTTGTGCAGGGGTAGCTTCACTGATGATATCTAAGTATTTTCTAAAAAATTTGGGGTCTGACATGGGAATTTCCTTAATATATGAATATATTTATCTAGGGTATTTTGATTGGGTAGGCGATAAATACTATATAAACAGGGTTTAAACTATGAATTACGAAATTATTAATGTTGGTACGCTACCCAATGATGGATCCGGCGATCCAATGCGCACAGCATTCATTAAGATTAACAACAATTTTGCAGTAGCGACTAACTACGAACCAGCAGGAAATACAGGTGGCATACAATATAAGAAGGTAGTCGGGAACGTAGATTCTTTTGCATCTAGTGCTAATTTTGTATATGATGATGCACACTCAAATTTAGTATTAGGCGCAAATATCATTCCATTGACTGACAATCAAATCAGCATTGGAACTTCAGATTTAACAGTAGGTAATTTATACTTAGGCCAACAAGCGTTAAATATCGGAAACATCAATGTAACTGAATCAGGTAATCTATTATCATTCAATGTTGCTGTTTTCCCATCACAAAAAGCAGATATTCAAGTAAGCAATATTACTTACGGAAACACTGCATTTTTAAGTACATTAACAGTACAAACAAGCACAACTAACCCAGTATCAGTTTATGAAATTCCAGTGGGTGACTTTGACAATGGTAAGTTTGAGATTGTATCCAGAGAAAATTCTAGTAACAATAGCCAAAGCATAACTATTGTTGCAAGCAAAACAAACGATTCAACAGATATAAGCTATACGGCATTCAATACAATTTTTACAGGTAATGTAGTTACTAATTATAGTGTAGATGTAGCATTTAGTAATGTAAGAGTTATCGTTGTACCTTATGTTAGTTCATTAGTTACACATAAAGTCACATATCAGATTAATACATGAGAGCAAATGAATTTATAAATGAAGGTAGAACAGGATCACTTCAACCAGATGTTGCTGATGCACTACCTGCAACATATGCAATTCCTGAATTAAAGAATCAGGATCCATACCTACAATATAGATTTGGTGTAGCAATTGCAGGAGCTAAAGGCGCAAAGAAACGAGCAGAAGATAATGTACCTCAGTTCGTAGCACAAAGTGCATGGGGAGAAAATGAAATTGTAGTTAGCTATGGCATAGATTTAGATAATATCATAGATGATGCATTAAAGCAAATGGGCATGAGTGGTAAAAAACGTTTAAGCACAGTTGATAGTGAAGAAACTAGTGATGTAGGAAAGAACAGTCCAATCAAAGGATTTAAAGGGTATTAAAATGAGAGCAAAAGAATTTATAACTGAAGCTGAAGGCACTATGCATAAAGATGCAGCAGCAGTGACACCTGGTATTCATAAAGTACGTGATGTAGGTGGATATGATCGTATCTATCATATGAATCGTTTATGGATGGCTATGGCTTGTGCTGACGGTAAGAGCCAAGATGCAGTAGAAATGGATCATGCTAGTTTTGTAGAGAAATATAATACAGTTCATCCATATACTGAAGAAGAATACAACATGATGATTCAAGCTACAAAAACAATACCGACCGATCATAAAGATGTGGTTCCATATAGCAAGAGTCAAGAGCCAGAGGGCATTAACAAATCTAGCCCAGTCAAACCGTTTAAGGGTTATGGAAAATAAATAAAATCGTTTGTCCTAGAATAAGTAGATTTATACTATTTTAGGACTACAATGATTGATATTAATAACACCCTCGATTTAATCAAATTAAAATTTTACAACGAATGGCTCTATGCTTCACATATCTATGCTGAAGGTGATAGTGGCTTCCACAAAGAACTAACAACTAAAGTAGTTAAAGACTACGTTGATCCATTAAATCTACCCAAAGATGCAGTTATCTTAGACTTAGGATGTGGCCCTGGATATTTCTTAGATGAGATGAAAGCACGTGAGTATACTAATATTACTGGTGTTACTCTTAGCCCAGAAGATATTCAATTGTGTGAATCAAAAGGGCATACTGTCAAAGCATATGACTTAAGCTTTCTACCACAAAAAGACGGATACTATGATGAAAGTGTAGATTTCATATTCTTACGTCATGCATTGGAACATAGCCCCTATCCAATCTTTAGTTTAATGGAATACAACAGAGTACTAAAGCAAAACAGACAGATTTATATTGAAGTTCCTGCCCCAGATTGCGATAGAAAGCACGAAGATAATCCTAATCACTACAGTATTTTAGGTTCTAACCAACTAGCAGCACTATTAGTCAGAACCGGATTCGATGTTAATAAATTTGAAAATATTGAATTTGATCTACAAATGGGTGCTGATGAAGAAGGTAATCCTATAACAGTGCATGAGAAGTTTTACGCAATTGTCGCCACTAAACGTAGACCGTTAGACGTTAAGTAATTCTAATAAATACATCATGACCTTTGATGTATGGAAACAAGCAAATCTAATGAACGGTTTTGATAAAGTCAAAACCGCTTCCTTACCGGATAATGCTATAGAATCTATAGCTGATATGAAAAGACTTGCAGGAATCCCTAATGAATCAGTCTGCATGGGAATGAATATGAGCATTACAGGGACGGAAAAAGGGGAATTAATGAAGAAACATAACATTCAGTCCGGTACCCCTGAATGGTTCCAATTGTGGTTCAGTTTGCCATACATGACTGGTGAGAAACCTTACCAAGACTAAATACATATTAAGAGGAAAATATTATGGATAAAGTAATTACAGCATATGAAGCTAATGTAGCCAGTTTTCAAACGCTGGTTACCACTTCAGCCAACACAAGTACCGCAATTAATGGAACTAGAATTCTTATTACTGCAGGGGCACAAGCACAATTTGTAGAATTTGGAGCTGCTCCGACTGCTACTACTGCTAGTTTTATAATTCCAGCAAATCAAGCATTACAATTTAATTTTGTAAGCGGACAGAAAGTTTCTGCTTTAAGTCACACTGGTACTGGCTATGTTACTATTGTAAATATGGGATCATAAGATGAGTGTAGATAAACGAATTACGTTATACGATAACAACGGTGACCCTAGATGGCAGACGATTGACACTACTACTAGCAGTCAGCAAAGCACAGCAATTACTGCAAATAGAATATTAATTACAAGTGCAGTACAAACTCATTTCGTAGCATTCGGTGCTAATCCTAGTGCAGCTACAACAGCTAACACAGTTTGCATTCCAGTAGGAGAAATGATGTTTTTTGATTTTGTTCCTGGGAATAAAGTCGCAGTAAAAACACTAACTAGTACCGGACATATTAGTATTTCGGTAATAGATTAAAAGGATAAATTATGAATATAAGCGAATTATTAAGAGGTCTAGCAGATGCTCTTTCAAGTATTGAGGGCAAAAACGTTGCTCCTCCTATGTCAGACAATGGTATTCAAAATACTACTGACCACATCGACTCGATTAAGACTCAAAACAATGACAATGCTGCCAAAGCTGAACAAGCTAAAGATGAACTGGGCGATTTTCTACCTCCACTACAAGCTAAACTAGAATTATTAAAACGTGCAGTAGACGTAGACAATGTTTATAATGACAAAGATGCTGAACGCGGTGACGATTTAGTACAAATAAAAAGATTATCTGGCATCAATCCCGTAGCAATAGCTGAACTAGGTGATGACGAGCCACTAGAAGGGTAAGTCAACATGACCGCAAACATACAAAAGATATTTACATCATATCAACTTCTAGGTAACACAGGCAGTGAACAAACTGGCGCTACATACGTTGGTCAGCAAGGTCGTCTATGGTATGATCCTGCTACTAACACTCTACGTGCTAGTGATGGCAATACTGCTGGTGGTACTATTGTAGGCAGTGGTGGAAATGGCGCAGTATCTGGTGCGACTACATGGGTTCAATATAATGATAACGGTAACTTCGGTAGTGTTCCTACTTTTACTTTTAATAGTTCAACTGATACGCTGACAGCAACTTATTTTTCAGGCGATGGCGGTAACTTAACTAATGTTAACTTGACTGGTGCTGCTGCAGGTAATACAACAGAAATTCAATTTAATAGCAATGGTAATTTTAGTGCCAGTGGTAATCTAAGATTTGACACGGGTAGTAATAGATTATACACAGATTCAGTAGCGATTCCAGTTGGAACTTTATTATCTGGTAATGCGGCAGTTCCGTATGTTATTGCCACACTAACTCTTAATCAAATTTTAGCAAACAGTGATGGCACATCAACAGCATTACCAGCTGGTAGTTATGGCAATCCAAATGAAGTACCTGCTCCTTGGGCAGTATTTCAATTCACTACTAACCCTAGTCCCGTACTAGAAATAAATGATGTATTATCTGGTACAGGTGTGCCTGTACCTAGTCCTGTGAAATATGTTGGCACTGGTGGCAATAGTAACATTGTTGTGGCTGGTAGCACATTCTATGGGTTACCTACTCCAATACCAACAAATGGTACATTAATACCAGTAGCAAGACAAACACTGAATGCTGGATTACAAATTTCAACACAAGCCAGTACTGATATTGTTATGACACCTGGATCAGGCGGGGGAATTATTTGGGCTGGTAACTTAGTACCATTGACAAACGATACGTTCACACTTGGATCGCCTACACGAAGAATTAAACAGTCATACTTTGGTAGTAACACAGTTTATATCTTTGATAGTTATTTAGGCACTGACCAATCGATTGGTGCTAACAACGGTAACTTGATTATCGGCGGCGGTGCTGGCTTGACTGTTGGTAATTTTATTATGAGTGGCAACACACTTTATCTTGATAATCCAGCAGAAGATTTCTTTTTAGGAACAACAGGTGCGACAGGAAACTTAACAGTCAATCGTAGATTCAATGTAAATAGTAATACTGGTACATGGAAATTATTTGATATCAATCCCACTGGTACTGCTACACTTATTAGTAATATAGTTACTGGCAGTAATGTTGCTGCGCTAGAAATCATAGGTGCTACTACTAGAGATATACAAAGTCCCAACAATGCTGGTGTATTGTTACATACATCTGGTACTAGTCAATCACCAAGTCGTATTTACAATGACAGTTATGGCAACGTTGCTAATGGCAGATACAGTGCTTACATTGGCAGACGAGCAAGGGGTAATGCTCTAGCTCCTACTGGTACATTGAACAATGATATCATTAGTCGTATTGCTGCTAACCCTGCTGACAGTTCGAATAGTTTTGCTCCTATTTCTACAACCAGAATTGATTTTGTCAACTCGGAAAATCAAACTCCTACCAATCGTGGTGGCAGAATTGAAATATGGAACACGCCAGTTGGCAGTAATGTAATAGCGTTATCTACTAGTTTTGACACCAACGGTGTAAGATTAATCGGCAACACTACTACCACAGGTATTACTTTTGCTGACAATACTTTTCAAAACACAGCCTTTACACATACCAGCGCAGTTACTAGTGTAACTGTTGGCGTAGGTCTAACACAAACCGCTACTGTAGGTGATGTTGGAATAGATGCTACAGGTGTAACTACAGTTGCTGGTACAGCTAATCAAGTATTTGTAAATGCTAATACAAGTGGTGGTAACTCTAATTCTAGTGTAACTTTAACATTGCCTCAAAATATCGGTACTAGTAGTAGCCCTACATTTGGTAACTTAACTATTACAGGAACATTGACTGTAAGCAATCTTGTGTCTACCGGTAACAGCGTAGTAGATAGTAAAGTATTAAACTTAGCTGCTAATTCTACAGCAAATACGCAAATAGATCAAGGTGGTATTATTCTAGGTAATAATAGTTCTGCTTATAAGGTAAGCATTCTTTACACACTAGCAAACAACGAGTGGGATACTGGTAATACTGGATTCAACACAGAAAATTTTTCTGCTGCTAATGCTAACATTGATTTCTTAAATGTTCAAAACGGTGGACACTTTGGATTACTTAATGAACAATTAGATTATCCTAACGCTTATGTTCAAGTAGATTCTAATGTAAATAGCTATAGTCAAATAGTCAGCCAGAATCATAGCCCAGGAACAGCAGCTAGTAGTGACTTAGTATTAGTGAATGATATTGGTGATGATGGCAATCATTACATTGATATGGGTATTAATGGCAGTAACTATACTGACCCTGCATTTAGTAGCACATTAGCAAATGATGGTTACTTGTTTGTAAATCAAGGTAACTTAGTCATAGGAACTGATACTGCTGCTAAGACTATCAAGTTTGTTGCTGGCGGCACTACTAGCAGTAACATAATCGCTACGATTAGCAACACTGGCATTTCTACTCCAGGCAATGTCACAGCAAATTACTTTGTTGGTAATGGTAGTCAGTTAACAGGCATTGCAGCAGGAAACATTACTGGACAAGTTGCTAATGCTCTAGTGGCTGGCACTGTTTATACAGCAGCACAACCCAACATCACAAGTCTAGGTACATTGACAAGTTTAACTGTTTCAGGTAATATTACCAGTGGCAATGCTAACTTGGGTAATGTTGCAACTGCTAATTATTTTGTTGGTAATGGTTATAATTTAACTAGTATAAATGTCTCTAATGTTGTAGGTACTATCGCAAATGCCAATTATGCAGCATACGCAGGTAATGTTACACATTCATTAACAATAAACAATAGTGGAACAGGAGCAGCCAGTGGTGCTACTTTTAATGGCGGCAGTGCTATCACGATCAGCTACAATACAGTAGGCGCTCCAAAAGTAGACGGTACTGGTGCTAGTGGCACATGGGGTATAAGTATAACAGGCAATGCTAATGTAGCTAATACAGCAAATAGTGTTGCGGGTGCTAATGTAAGTGGTCAAGTAAATTATGCAGCAATCGCTAATTTAGTAGCAGGCGCCAATGTAAGCGGAGCAGTCACTTTTGCTACAACAGCAAACGCAGTAGCCGGAGCTAACGTAAGTGGTACTGTAGCAAATGCCAATTACGCAGCTTATGCGGGCAATGTTACAATAGCTGCTCAATCAAATATCACTAGTCTAGGTAACTTAGCAAATCTAACAAGTAATGGTACTGTAAACTTTGCTAATTCTGCTAATGTTAATATTGGTGCTATAGCTAATTTACATATATCTGGTGGAAGTTCTAACAATATTCTTATTACTAATGGTTCTGGTATTTTATCATGGTCTGCTATAAGTACAGTCAATGGTGTCGGTGGTAATCAACTTGTTTTTGTACTGAATGCTCAGCAGAGCATAGGTAATGCTAAAAATACATTATTAAGTTTATTTGGATTAACAAATGGAGTTGTGTTAGCTTCAAATACTCGCTATCAATATCAAATATTATTTAACGCTCAGTGTAGTAAAGCTGGTGTACTAAGTTATGCTTTAGCATTAGGTGGTGGTGCTGTTGTGGCACAACACAACTACAATGTGATATCCAACAAGACTACGGCAATTGATAACTACACTGCTGGTGTTACCATGATGAGCCAGAACGCTACTGGTGCCGCAATCACTACAGCGCAAACAGTAGCGGATACTGCTACATTTACTCATACCCTCATCAATGGAACCATTGATGTTACTACTGGTGGTAATGTTAACTTTATGGTATCGCAAGACCAAAATACTCCAGTGACTTGGACCATCAATGCTGGTTCTTATATAAGATTATTACCACTAGGTGCTATTGGTGCTAATACTACAGCCGGAACTTGGTCATAAAGTCTAATCTATTTCTACGGTTGTACATAACCGAATAAATAAGTCACTATGAGTGGCGCACCAACCTTTATTAAAAATCCATATGTAAAGACCAGCTTTGCTACGGATAAAGAATTACAAGACTTTATAAAATGTAGCGATCCGGTTAATGGTTATCTATATTTTATGGATAACTTCTTTTATATACAACACCCTACTAGAGGAAGCATGTTGTATCATCCTTGGGAATATCAAGAACGGTTAATTCACACATATCATAACTATCGTTTCAGTATTAGCTTGATGCCTCGACAAACAGGTAAGTCAACTAGTGCTGCAGGATATCTACTTTGGTATGCCATGTTTGTTCCAGATAGTACAATATTAATTGCAGCACACAAATATGCTGGTGCGCAAGAGATTATGCAACGTATAAGATATGCATATGAGAACTGCCCACATCATATTAAAGCAGGTGTTGTAACATATAATAAAGGTTCATTGGACTTTGATAATGGTAGCCGTATTATTAGTGCTACAACTACAGAAAATACGGGTCGTGGTCTTTCTATATCATTATTATATCTTGACGAGTTTGCATTCGTAAGACCAACTATAGCTAGTGAGTTTTGGACATCTATTACACCAACACTATCAACTGGTGGTAAAGCAATTATTACAAGTACTCCAAACAGTGACGAGGATCAATTCGCATTGATTTGGAAGGGTGCTAACAAAACAGAAGATGAGTTTGGTAATCAAACTGAATTAGGTGTAAACGGATTCAAATCATTCAGAGCAAAGTGGCAAGAACATCCAGATCGTGATCAAAAATGGGCTGATGAAATGAAATCACAGCTCGGTGATGATAGATTTCGCCGAGAGATGGAATGCGAATTCATTATTGCTGATGAAACATTAATCAATCCGAACACACTATTTGAATTGGAGGGAATAGAACCAATTAAAAAACACGGACAAGTTCGTTGGTATCAGCAACCAGTTAAAGGTAACATTTATGTTATATCACTTGATCCTAGTTTAGGTACAGGTGGTGACCCTGCAGCTATACAAATATTTGAAGCAAACACTACAACACAGATCGGTGAGTGGAAACACAATAAAACTGCTATACCAGAACAAATTAAATTGTTGAAACAGATTACAGATTACATAGCAGATATTACGAACGAACCCAACAACATCTATTACAGTTTAGAAAATAACAGTATTGGTGAAGCAGCACTTATATCATTAAATGAATATGGTGAGCATAATATTAAGGGTATCTTTTTGACAGAAACAGGAATCAAAAAGCGTAAAGGGTACAACACAACTAATAAGAGCAAACTAGCTGCCTGTGCCAAACTAAAGCACTTATTAGAATCTAAGAAAATGAAAATATTCAGTAAGAGTTTGATAAGCGAGTTAAAGACATTCGTAGCACTTGGCGGCAGCTACAAAGCAAAGATCGGGGAAACAGACGATTTAGTCATGGCCGCACTGTTAACCGTCAGAATGCTTCAGGATTTAGGGAATTTTCATAGCGATTTAGAGAATCAAATACGTGACTATGAGGATTTTGTTGCTCCGTTACCGTTCTTTGCTATCCTGGGCTGATAAATACTATATTATTTGAGTACACAATTATGCCTATAAACCAAGATTCATTACAAGACGAACTATACGATTTTCTTAAAAGTCAAGGGTACAGACCTACCAGATTTGACTCCTCAGGGAAGAAAGTTCCATTATCTAAATTAGCAGACGTTTTCAAGTTTGACTTCAAAATGGATGATATTGTATACGGTGAAGTTTATGCAGCAATTATTGGTAAGAACTTAGTTCTATTCAACGGAGATGATGTACTAGACAGTCCAAACACTAGTAGTTCAGGTAATATGTCATTTAATAAAATGGCAATATATTTAAAGGGCTGGGCCCACGATCACCAACTAGGTTTTGAAAGAGATGATATTGAGAATTTAGAGGATGAAATGGCTAAACGTGAAGATACTAAAAAGTTAGATGAAGGTTATTACCCAATGGGTAAAAAAGCAAGCTATAATGATAGCGTACCTAATGTAAAGATTAAAATTCAACATAGCAGAGCCATTGAAGAAGGTGAACAACGTTATAGAAATATTGCAAGAATTTATTTAGAAAATCAAAATGGTGAAAGATTCTTATTGAATACTAGGAAACCAGGTATCGCACGTGTGTATGCAAGACATATTGCAGAAGGTGGTAAAGTTAATGATGACCGTTGGATGCATGTTGACAGTTTAGTAGAAGAATATACAAAGATGGCAGGATTTGTTCGTGCTACTCGTAATGGTCAATTTAATGAAAGCACCCAAGAATTGGTTACTGAAGGATTGAATCATTATGCTAGTCTACGTGAAACATTACATAAATTATCAGGTAAAAAAGGATATAACAAATACTTTGAAAGTTATACACCAACATTACAAGAAGATATGGGTATTGGTCAACCTGATTTAGCAGAAATGTTTGTCAGTTCAAGTATCGATCCTAGAATAGAACATGCTATGCCAATCTTAGCAAAACTAATGAAGCCAAAGAAACAAAAGATGGATGAAGTAGCAGAGTTGGAAGAATGGTCTGAAAGTATAATCACTGAGAAACTAAAGCCCCATAAGCAAGATCAACTAAACGATTTAGCAAAACTATTTGCAGAAGAAATTCCATTCGGTGATGATGCAGTAAATGTTAAATATATCCTTTCACGTTATGAGTTACAAGACCGTGACTTGTTTGATTTCTTAAAAACTATTGCAGAACAAGATAGAGATGGTGATGCGAGACCGGCAATTATACATTGGTTAAGTCAGTCAAGTGATCATGATCATCATGAATTATTACAAGCAATTGAAGATGCTATGCCTCAACCAGCACCGGCCCCACAACCAGCTGCTCCAGAACAACAAGCACCGGTGCAGCAAGAAAGTTTACGTCCTGGCGAACGTCATCATTTTGAGACAGACCCAGAAACAGGTAAGCGTGTATATAAAGGCATACGTGGTGATCAATATGATGCTCCTAAGAAGCGTGATAGTTCAGGTGATGCTGCAGAACGTGCAGATAGAGAACGTCAAGCACATATTAAACATGATAGAGGGTTGACTGAAGAAGAACCAGGCATGAGTAAACGTGCGAGGGACTCTTTTAAAGATTTAGATGCTGCAACAACTGATTCTCAAACAGATAATCAGCAAGATTTAGAAAAATTTAGAGATCGTGTTCGTACTGGGCAAGCAGGTAAATCAACAAAACTACAAGATATGAATCCATTGGATAGAGAACAATGGGAAAGAGAAAAGCAACAACAAGGAATAAAAAACGAAACTAAAGATAATGAAGACCATTGGTCAACTGATTCAGCATTGGAACATTTATTACCAATGATTATTACAATGTCAGTAGAAGGTGCAACTGATAAAGAGATTGCTAAATCATTACATATTAATGTTGATGTTGTTGGAGAAATCATTAACCATTTTGTTAAAGAACTTAAAGCAGATGCAGGTCATGAAGAAGTTGAAGAAGGATTAGATGCTAACCAAAAGCGTGTTGGACAATTAGGCCCAACTGAAAAGGTTAAAAATAACAATATAGGTAAATTAGTGGGTGCAAGTGAAAGTATTGACCCTGCCTTAGCTAGAATGCGTAAACTATCTGGTTTATAAAAGGGTAAAAAACCTCTATAAAAAATTGTATTTTCCCACATAAGGCATAAATACTATTGTTAAACAAATTATAACACTGTATAATCTGTTTATCAGTCACTCATAGGGAGTGGCGAATATTAAATAAAGACCAACTTAAGACAAAAGGCAAATATCATGGCATCATTAGCAGACATCCGCGCACGTATCGCTGCGCAAGAAAACAAATCAACAGGCAGTTCATCTCAGCAAGCAGATAACGCAATTTACCCACACTGGAACATGGACGAAGGCACTAACGCTGTTATTCGTTTCTTACCAGACGGTAATAGCAATAATACTTTCTTCTGGGTAGAACGTCAAATCATCAAACTCTCATTCAATGGAGTTAAAGGTGATAGTAATGTAAAACAAATCACAGTACAAGTACCATGCGTAGAAATGTATGGTGACTCTTGTCCAATCTTAGCTGAGGTACGTCCTTGGTATAAAGATGAATCATTAAAAGAAATGGCAAACAAGTATTGGAAGAAGCGTAGTTATTTGTTCCAAGGCTTTGTGCGTCAGAATCCATTAGGAGATGACAAATCACCAGCGAATCCAATTCGTAGATTTATCATTAGTCCACAAATCTTTACAATCATCAAATCTAGTTTGATGGATCCAGAGATGGAAGAATTACCAACTGACTATGTTCATGGGTTAGACTTCCGTGTCACAAAAACTAGCAAAGGTGGTTATGCTGACTATAGTACTTCAACTTGGAGTCGTAAAGAATCTGCACTAACACAAGCAGAACAAGACGCAATTGAAGCACATGGTCTATTCAACTTGGCTGATTTCTTACCAAAGAAACCAGGTGAGGCAGAACTACGTGTAATCAAAGAAATGTTTGAAGCAAGCGTAGATGGTCAACCATACGACAATGATCGTTGGGGCCAATATTATCGTCCATATGGTTTAGATGCACCTGCAGGAGCGAAAGTGGAAGAACATACAGCAGCACCTGTCAAAGCTGCAACCACAACTGCACCCGTAGCAGACTCTAATCAATTTGATGAAGATGATACTGTATCACAACCAGTAAAAGTTCCATCATCAGCTCCATCAAGTGATAAAGCACAAGACATTCTTGCAATGATTCGTGCTAGACAAAACAAAGCAGCCTAATTAAGGGTAACGGACAGGGAACGTCACCGTTCCCTACCGTAGGAGATTAATATGACATTACCAGACGAACGATACCTTGCATTAAAGCAAAGTAAGAAATTATTAGAGGAACTATGTGATCCTGGCAAAACACCAAGAGTACCTAGTTTAGTGAGAGACCGTGCAAGAACGGCCCTTCGCCACTTTCCAAACGATTTTGATATTGATAATATCGCAGAGAAGTGTCCAGAAATAATTGACAAAAAGCCTAATGGCGTGTATCGTGTTACAAAATAAATTAGGAGAATAATTTGGGAAAGCCATTTGATGTAAGTAAGTTTAGGAAAGATATCACTAAGACTATTGAAGGACTTAGTGTAGGTTTTAATGATCCGACCGATTGGATCAGCACAGGAAATTATGCACTCAATTATCTTATTAGTGGTGATTTTAACAAAGGCGTGCCTCTTGGTAAAGTCACTGTATTCGCTGGAGAAAGTGGTTCCGGAAAGAGTTACATCTGTTCTGGCAACTTGGTTCGCCATGCTCAGCAACAAGGTATTTTCGTGGTACTCATTGATTCGGAAAATGCTTTGGACGAAGATTGGCTAAAAGCATTAGGAGTTGATACAGGCGAAGATAAGTTGTTGAAACTTAACATGGCTATGATTGATGATGTAGCCAAAACAATCAGTAAGTTTGTTGCTGATTATAAAACTATTCCAAATGAAGATAGACCTAAAGTCTTATTCATTGTAGATAGTTTAGGTATGTTGTTGACACCAACTGACGTTAATCAGTTTGATGCAGGTGATATGAAGGGTGACATGGGTCGTAAGCCTAAAGCACTAACATCACTTGTACGTAACACAGTTAATATGTTTGGTGCATTGAACATTGGTATGGTTGCAACTAATCATACATATGCATCACAGGATATGTTTGACCCAGATGATAAAATCAGTGGTGGTCAAGGCTTTGTTTATGCAAGTTCAATTGTAGTTGCAATGAAGAAATTGAAACTAAAAGAAGATGAAGATGGTAACAAAGTAAGTGAAGTAAATGGTATTCGTGCTGCGTGTAAGATTATGAAAACACGTTATGCTAAGCCGTTTGAATCACTACAGATTAAGATACCATATGAAACAGGTATGAATCCATATTCAGGATTACTTGACTTATTTGAAAAGAATAACCTCTTAACTAAAGAAGGTAATCGTTTATCATACACGACTAATGACGGTGAAGTACTTAAGATGTTCCGTAAAGGTTGGGAATCAAATGAAGATGGTTGCTTAGATAAAGTTATGACTGAGTTTACAAAAAGGAATCAAACTAAGCTAAGTACTGTTACATTGGAGGAGGAGGTAACAGAATGAACTTAGATTCAATAGCAGAAGTATGGGATGTATTACGTAGTCATATTGACTTTAGCGAACGCAAAGATGCGGCTGAAACACTAGTTGGATTCTTAATTGAAAACAACTGTGAGGCAGATGAAATCAAACAAGCCTTTAGGGGCGACAAAGAAGTTGCTAAAGCACTTCTAATCTATGATGATAGCAATTTGCATGAAGAAGAAGATGACTATGATGATGACTATGATGACGAAGATAGGTATTAAAGGCATCTATGACCTGGTATACTAAAGTATCTACTAATCTTGCGGCAATACCTGACTTTATTGCATACTATGATGCTGAATTAATTTCAGCAAAAAATGATGTAAGAGTAGCAGGTATTTTGGAGAAGAATATCTCAGCATTACCAGGCATCACTGAGCATCGTTTCAATCAACTACAAGAGATTGAAGCGGTGCTTAACTTGCTTAATATACAACTACGTAAAATCAGACGCAGACATTTTCAAAAGTATTTAGAAGCGTATAACCGTGTACTAACAAGCCGTGATGCAGAAAAGTATGTAGACGGTGAAGATGAAGTTATTGATTTTGAAACTATTATTAACGAAGTAGCACTATTACGCAATCGTTGGCTAGGTATTTTAAAAGGTCTTGATGCCAAACAATGGCAAATGGGCCATATAGTTAGACTACGTACTGCTGGTATGGAAGATATTACACTTTAAACAACATTTTACTAGGCTTGACATTGAATCGATCCAGCTATATAATTAGCATTCTAAATCAATAATAGGAGCTAATAATGAGTACGATTCTTGTTAAATTCGGTGAGTATCGCAACAAGCCCGTAATCAATCAAAAATTCACATTAGTAAAAGACTTTCAAACAGGTAAAAAAGGTAACTTTATTACTGTAAAAAATGAAGGTCAATTTGACGTTGCAATTGAAGATGTTAGAGTAAAAGTAAATTCCATTAATGATGTAGTATTTGTAGAAGAGGAGCCAACTATGGCAGAAAACGCAATATCATTTGTAGCAAAAGAAATTAAGCATGTAGAAACTGACGAACAAGCAATGGATCGTATTGCTGCACGTTTTCAAATTTTAGATCAAATGACTAAAGCTGCAATCAATAGTGACATTCGTGCTATGATTGTTTCAGGTCCACCGGGTGTAGGTAAATCATTTGGTGTTGAAACACAACTTGAAAAAGCAAGTATGTTTGATAAAATTTCAGGTAAGAAATTGCGTTTTGAAGTTGTCAAAGGTGCAATGACTGCATTAGGTTTGTATGCTACATTATACAAGTATAGTGATGCTAAGAATGTGTTAGTATTCGATGACTGCGACAGTGTGTTCCAAGATGACTTGTCACTAAACATACTAAAAGCAGCACTTGATTCAGGTAAGCGTAGACGTATCTGCTGGAACAGTGATAGTGCATTGTTACGTAGAGAAGGTATCCCTGATCAATTTGACTTTAAGGGTAGTGCTATCTTCATTACAAACTTAAAGTTTGAAAATGTTAAGAGCAAAAAACTACAAGATCACCTAGAAGCACTAGAATCACGTTGTCACTTTTTGGATCTAACAATTGATACTGAACGTGATAAGATGTTACGTATCAAGCAAGTACATCGTGACACTGATGGTGGTCTGTTTAGATCATATGATTTTGATGCTAATCAAGCAGAAGAAATTATGGAATTTATGTCAACTAACAAAACTAAATTGCGTGAATTAAGTTTACGTATGTGTTTAAAAATTGCTGACTTAGTTAAGATTAGCCCAAGTAACTGGCAGAATCTTGCAGCAAGTACATGTATGAAACGATAATTATTGTACAGTTAATGGGGGCTTCGGCTCCCATTAGCCATTTATCTTTTATTAATTCTTTTATTATGTTATAATAACATTATGAACAAATTGTTATATGCTGAAGAAGTTTTAGAATTATGCCTTAATCAAATCAGCCTTAGCCGATATGATAAAAAGTTTTTCTATAACTTGCAACTATTGAATGTACTTCCTAGAAAATCTATTACATCCAATCAGGCTGAATTGTTTAAAAAGGTAGTGTTAAAGTATCACTCACAACTATTAAAGAAACAATATAACTCAATTGAATTAAGTGAGTTGCCCTGGCAGTTGACCATAACACAAAGTTCACCGGACTTCACTAATGCACAATTTCAAATAAAAGACGGTACACTTGTATTGCGCTGTCCTTATAAGCAACAATTTATAAAAGATTTTAAAAGTTTACAATTAATGAATTGGCACGGTGCTGACAAATGTTATTATAGTAAATTTGGGTTAGACACATTTAGAAAAGTAAATGATGTTGTAATGAAGTATTATCAGGAAATATCGTACTGTAACGATTTAAAAGATATAATACATGAAGTAAGTAAATATGAAGGTGATTGTATTTGGGATCCAACCTTAGTAGAAAGCAATGGTAGATATTATATTGCTGCTATTAATGAACCTCTTTTCAATGCAATAGAGGGTGTTGAATTTAAAACTGATTTCTACTCATTGAGTAAAATAACGTCATATGGAATTAAGATAGATAAGAAACTTCATAATACTTTGAATGACACACAGGCTCGATTTATTTCTAATCATGAATATAAACATGAACATACTGAAATAGATTCACTAATAGCATTGCTTAAAGAAATAAAATGCGACCAGTTATTAGTAGGCACACGTTATGGTGCATGGAATAACAGTGATGATATGTTAAAAGCAATAGCAAATAGTGGAATTCCAGTAATTCATGCAGGTGATCAATGTGAATATCTTTCATTTTCTATGCCAGTATTCTTAAAATTTAATTCATTTAGTTATAAAGGATACGGTAGCATGTTCGCAGCAAAGGTAATACACGTAGTAAATTCAACTGAAATTGAGATTAAATGACCCAATGTAAAATAATAATAAAGGATGAAGTAAACTGTAAGATAGAAGGCTTAGAGTTACCTGAACGTAGAAAACTAATGAAGATGTTTGAGTACGAGGTTCCTGGTGCTCGTTATCAACCTGCAGTTAGACTTGGTAGATGGAATGGTAAAGTAAGTTTCTTTAGTTTAGGTGGCAGTTGTTATATCAATTTATTAGATAGAATCATACCTGTATTAGATCAGGCAGGCTATGAGATTGAACTAGAAGATTTACGTGAAACGGTACACAACTTCAATTTCACACAGATAACAGAAGATACTTTTGCAAACAAAGCATGGCCAAAAGGTCACGTTAAAGAAGGTGAGCCAGTTCTATTCCGTGACTATCAAGTAGAGATTGTAAACAACTTTCTTAGTAATCCACAGAGTGTCCAAGAAGTAGCAACAGGTGCAGGCAAGACATTGATGACTGCAGCATTGAGTTATAGTGTACAGGACTATGGTCGTAGTATCGTAGTAGTACCTAACAAGAGTTTAGTAGTACAGACTGAAGAAGATTATATCAACTTAGGTCTTGATGTAGGTGTGTATTTTGGTGATAGAAAAGATATTGGCAAACAACACACTATTTGTACGTGGCAGAGTTTAAACAATATGATGAAAGCCACAAAAGCAGGTGAAGCAGATTTAACTATAGGTGAATTCTTAGAAGGTGTTATATGTGTAATGATTGATGAAGCACATATGGCACAAGCAGACGCATTAAAAACGATGTTAACAGGTCCTATGAGTCATATTCCAATTCGTTGGGGTCTGACTGGTACTATCCCTAAAGAGAAGTTTCAACACGAAGCATTGTTTGTTAGTATTGGCAATCTAATTGGCAAACTATCAGCAAGCGAATTACAAGATAGGGGAGTATTAGCAAAGTGTCAT